AAAATATACTAAATCTCTTATCAAATACTTCAAGTTTCTGCATTTCAAGTATTGCAGAAGGAGGAGTCATTGTTAGTGAAAATAAAGGTAAACTTTCAATATCTACACCTTTAGTGAATAAATGTATAACACCTATTTTCATTAATTCTGATAGAAATACTTTTTGTAATCTTTGAACAGATCTTGCAAATTGTAAATCTTGTTGTGCACCCATTGTTCTACCCATTCCTAATTCTGTATCATCTACATATACAGATGGAATGCCAAGTGCATTTATTAATTCACTTCTTAACAATCTAACATCTTCAATATCATTTAAATTAGTTGCACCAGGAAGTGTGTCTATTCTTGTTTTTTGATCTCCTCTAACAGGAATAAAAAAATCATCATCTAACGGAACAGCATTATATCTTAAATCAACATTACCATTAGTATTGTCCATTAATGGTTGTCTTTTAAGACTATCTCTAATGCCCATCATATATTGATTTATATCATTAGGAGCAATATTACCAACATCAATATAAAATATTCTTCTTTCTGGCGCTCTTGATATTCTATATGATAACATTGCATCAAAAATTAAATTATATTGTTTCCAAGGTCTACGAGCCGGTTCTAAAATTGCTCTACCATAAGGAAGAAATGTATCATCTCCAATTAATCTAAAATGTGCAATTTGAAAATTATCATAAACCATTCCAGAATTATATGTCCATTTAAATCTTGTTGAATTAACATCATTATCATATCCTTCTTCTCTTTCAATTTCTATAGTTGGAAGAGGTAAAAATGATGTTATACCTTTATCTTTAGCAACATCTAAAAGAAGAAACATGTCACCATATTTACAGTTTCCAACAAATACTCCACTATCTTTAATAATATTTCCATTTATATTTTTAGAACAAACTGCAAAATTATGCCTATCATCTTCTCCATTTGGTCCAACAACAGTCATGCAATAAACATCAGCAATTTCATCTATAATTTCAATAGATTTTACTTTGTGATTTGATATTTTTGAAAATTTATTTTTCAAATCTTCAAATCCATTTACATTATATTTTTTCCAATGCTCAGGTTGAATTCCACTTTGTCTTTCTGATAAATTTTGTTTATGCTTATTTGATTTTAACCATTTATCAATTCCTAGCATTCTTTTTCTTGTTATCTCTGGTGTGTGCAATAAGTTTTTGCATAATTTAGAATGATAAATGTAATGTTCTTCACAATTCATTTCTTGCAAGTTTATTGGGCTATTATCTCTTTTGTTAAAATTTATATGATGAATAATAGTTTTAAATTTATTAGCACAATCACATGAACAATATTTTCTTTGTCTTTTTTGCAATTTTTTATTACAATTTAAACAATTTTTAAACTTTATTTTTGTTGGATTATTATCAAATTTCTTTATTCCAACACTATCAGCAATTAATTGATGAGTAGGATTGTATTTATTAAAATAAGGATCATAGATTAGTTCATAATTTCTATTATTGTCTTTACGATAAAAAGGCATTAAACTCATATCTGATTTAAGTTCATCTGCTCTTAATTTTGTTCCATCTCTAAGTATAAATGGATGTTCTGGAGCTGTTTCAATATATGAATCATCATCTAGTATGACTTTAATAATTTTTTTAGATGCATAATTTTTGTCACACCATATAACCTTTCCAGGAACTATTCTGTTTGTTTCATCTTGAACAGCATAAACCCACTCTTCGATTCCAGATTTAATTCTATCTGACAACTCTTTTATTGTTATATTTTCGCCAGATAATAAAGGAATATATGAATCATATTTTATTGGAACATTTCTTAACCAATGCCAAGCATTAAATTCAAGATTTAAAATATCAAAATACAACACTTCTAATTCTTCTTTAATTCTTTTTTCTTCACATTTAATGCCTAATATCCTACCTTGATCATTTAATTGCGTTGCATTATCTGCATAAACATTTAATGTTAAACTAGAAATCGGCGAACTGGTGTCCATCAACTCGTAATCTCTAACCCTTGCATATCTTTCAGTAGAACCTGCTAATGATTGTTGATATAAATTTCTGCTTGATACTAAAAATTGATTATGTAATTTTTGCTGAAATGCTGTACTAGGTCTTTCAGCTGGAGACATGTATCTAATTGAAGGTCTTTTAAGTAAAGATCTTAAACGTTTATATAAATTTATATCATCTTGAAAGTTTGGTGTTGCCATGTGTTAGCCTTTTATTAATCCCATAAATTGAAATAATTTTTTCATTGTTTCTTCAACACCTATGTGAACATCAAAAATGTGTAATGTTGATAGAACAATCCATGTTATTGCTATGATATATAGATTTATCATTAATCCTGACGTAAATATAGCTTTTATTGTTGTATGCCTTGCAAAAAATCCTTTAAAATAATCTTTTATTCTTATAAAACTTCTTTGACTTTTTGTTGCTCTATATACTTCTCTTAGTGATTCTTCTAAATTAGCAGATCCATTAACCTTAATGTTTAATATTCTATCTACTTTGTCATGTAAATTTTTAACATCAACTGTTGCAATTTTTGCAATATCACCAACTTTATTACTTAACTCTTTTATTTCATCATGTGTTTCAGATATATTTGAATTCCATTCATGAATTATTATATCTGTTTCTACTAAATGTTTGTCTATTATTTTTTGAAGATTTTGCATTTCACTTTCATGTGTATTAACAATTGTTTCTAAATTATTTTTTTTCTTTCTTGTAGCCATATTTATTATCCCCTAGCAACCCAATCAATATTTTGTCCATTTTGTATAAATGGATTTTGTGCCTGTTTTCTATACCCAATAGAAGACATAGGCATTGGAGTAGTTTCTTTACTAAATAATATTGGCATCTGTTGATATGCACTTAATGTTGCTTCTAAAAGTCTCATAGAAGTAGACCTTACAAACATTGCCATTGCTGCAGCAATAATTAAATCATCATGAAAACCTTGTGATGCTGTTGGTTTTTTTGATCTTTCATCAAAAACAAAAGTACTTAATTCATTAAACAATCTTACTGAATGAAATATAAAAAGATGTGTTCTTATAACTTCTTCTAATTTGTTTATTATTAATGGTCTATATCTTTCACCCATTGTGAATCCAGGAATCTTATCTTTATCTGGAACACCCCAATTAATTGGATCTATATATAGTATATCTTTAGATGACCAATATAAATTTTGATAACCTAATTCCATTATTTTTTGTATTGTTGCCCATGAAACACTATTATTTTCACAAATTAACAATGCATTATTATATTTAGTTGCTAATTCAACAAGAATATGTCCATATATATCTGTTGGAACTTTTGCTTTATATTCAGCAACTTGTTCCATATCTTCAACAGATATAACTTGAAATGCTGAAAAATCAGCCCCATCACCTCTTGCAACATCAGCACAAACCATATAATGTTTAGAATAATCTGGATATTTCCATATCCACAAATTATTATCAAAATTTGTTTTTTGAAATGGATCTACAATATGATTTTCTTTTTTATACCAATCTAAATCATCTGGATTAATTACTGTATTTCCTGATTTTAAGAAGTCGCACCCATGTTCTTGTGCAAACATTTGTTCACCCAATTTCTTTAATTCAGTTTGATGCCATATTTCATCTCTATCAGGATGTAAATTCCACATAATTTTAACAGGAACAAATTCATTCAACCCTGCTTCTGCATCAACATATGTTTGATGAAACCAATTACCAACACCTTTTGGAGTTGATATAACTAGCACAGATCCGCCTGTTGCAATTGTTGGAGATGCAGATGTCCATATTTCTTTTGCATTTGGAATAATAGCAGCTTCATCAAATACTAATAATGATACTGCTTCAGATTTACCAGCATATTTTGTTGTTGATGTTGCTTTTATTTTTGATCCATTATTAAATTCAATAGATTGTCTATTGTTTGTGTTTAATTTTGGTTTAATAAAATCAGGAAGGTGATCAATTATTTCTTTTACACCACTTATAAAATTTGTTGCAGTGCTACCTACGTTTGCAACTATAAATATTTTTTTACTAGTATGGAATGAGGCTAACCAAAGAGCATAAGCTTCTGCTATAGTTGTTATTCCTAATTGTCTTGCTTTAAGAACAACAACAAATCTATTATCTTTAATTTTTACAACAAGATCTTTTTGAAAATCATACATTTCAAAAGGTATAAAACCTTTCATTGGATGAGAAATTTTACAATATTTTAATATATAGTATAAAGGATCTTTACGGCATTTAATAATTTCCGCAACAATCTCTTCTTTAGTTAATTCCTGTTCACCAAAATTAGATTCTATATTTATTCCTGCAACTTCTTCCATTATATAAGATCACCGCCGCCTAACTGTTCATTCATAAAGTCTTCTGCTTGTTCTAAAACTCTTTCAATCATTTCCATAGAAAAATTAGTTTTTAAAGAAACATATTCTACAAGTTTTTTATGTAAAGCTTCAATTTCTTCATCTTTAACATTTTGTGAAATACCATGCTGCATCATTTGTGGTTTCATCATCGCACCAAACATTGCACTATCTATTTGATAAAATACACAATTATTATATACAGGATTGCTAGCGTCTACATTATCACCAACTATTTCACTATTTGGACCAATTGGCTTTTTTACTTCTTCAACAACTTTTTTTTCTTTTTTAGTTCTCATTATTAGCCTTCTCAAATTTATCACATGTATATTTTTTATTAACTTTATCGTTTAATAAATCACAATATCCATTTTTAAAATATTCACATTTTTCACATATTGTGCCCTTAACTTTTGCTCCCTTGTCAAATCTATATCTATACAATAATTTTTCTTCAAATGATTCTATTATTTGCTTTAATGATTCAATACCTTTAATACTTTGTTTTTTTGAACTATCTATTATATCCTTTAGATTCATTTCTTTTTAACTCTTCTAATTTTCTTTTTTCTTCAAGCTCTTTGCGTTTTTCTAAAGACATTATTTCTCTAGCAATGTTTACGAAATTTCTGTTAACTATTCGTACAACTTCATTGCTATCAATATTAGAAGAAGACCTAATTGCTTTGTATAATATATTTTTTAATACATAAACATTCATTATGCTGCTAAAACTCCATATTTTGCTATTGAAGAAGTTTGTCTTTCTGTGTGTTGTTCAATAACTTTATTATAAAATTCAACTCTATCATTTGCACGTTTATTTATATCATATGCATCTTCAACATATAATTTCATTTCTTGTGCAATTGATTTATATTTATCAAAATGACTTATAACATTATCTAATGTTTCTTTCCAAACAATTGGATTTTCTGTATCAATTGCTAAATCTTTATTTTTTTGTTTTAAATGATCTGGCAAATTATTAAACATGTCAGCATATCCGCCCCATTTTGAATAAATAGATACTGCTCCATATTTCATATATTCAACTGCTTTTATTTCTGATTTACATTGACTAAACGTATTTCTTTCAACAAATGCTAAGCCAATATCCAAATCTTTATAAAACTTTCCATATTCTTCTAATGATGTAGCATCAATTATTTCTATTCTACTTTGATCAAAATCTTTATATAATTGTTTAACTCTAAATCTATATGTCTGTGATTCTTCTTTAACTTCTTCTTCTTTCATTATTGGAGAGCCATCTGGTGCATTAGTAATTGATATTGTAGTGTCTTTTAATGCCATACCAGATAATATAAAATGTGTATTTGGATATTTATCATGAATGTATTTCATAATAGGTGCCATTTTCTTTATATCTTCAAAATGACTTGTTAATCCAACCCATCCTATAACTATTTTTCCATTATATTTTATATCTCTTTCTAATTTCCACATTGGCATGTTCCAATCAAACATATTACGAAATACATGAACATTTTTATTAAAATTACTAAATGTTTGTTTTAATTTAAAACCTGTTGTTTCTACATAATCACTTTCTTTAAGTGATCTTAATGACATTTTGTCTTTATCTGCAGCTAACCACATGCCTTTCATTGGATGTGAATTAGGAAGATTAAATTCATTATCATCAACATCATGAACAATAACAGGTCTTTTTTCTGTTTTAGGCCATAATTTAAAAATTTTGTGTAAATAATCATGTATGTTGCCAGCTCTATGAAATATAATCATATCAGCTAATTTAACATGATTTGGTCCAAGGTTGCCATCAGCATAAATTAAATTAAATTCATCAGGAAAATTTCTTTTTATAGCATACATTGGTAATTCAAGTCTGAAAAATGAAGTTCCAGTTCTTGAAGGTGTTGATAAAATTATTGTTTTCTTTGTTGGATCAATTGATAAAGGTGCAGCAAATGCTCCTCTCAATGTAGCTGTTTGTTCTTCTTTATAAATTTGACTACTTGCTAACATTTCCCATATTTCAGGTAACATCCCGTGTATTAATTCTGGCATTATTCCTCCGATTATTTATTTTATTATGCAACTCCAAAATGTCTTTTTCTTTTATCATCATCTGGATTTATTTCTCTATCCAATGAATTCATTTCAGCTTCATCTTTATTTGTGCTGATATCAAATGTAACAAAGAAACTTATAAGTGCTTTTTTATCAACTGTATAAGCACCAACATTATCACTACTTTCAGCTATTTTCTTTAACTTTAAATTTACACCTGTTACTTCTTTATATTTCTTTTTAATATATTTTATTACTTCATTCATAGTTGCAACCATATCTTTCAATACTTGATCTGATGGATAACATGAATCAGTTATACCTAATATAAACATATCTTTATCACCTTGCACACCAAATTTCCATGTGATTCCAGATACCTCAGGGTCAGATAAATTTTTTAAGATATTTGCCAATATATCTCTTGGGTGCATAATTTTTGAATAAAAATTATCATATGGGACTTCTGGTTCATTTACTCCAGAATATTTACTGCGCTCAAACTCCATTTTATTTATTCTCCATTTTGTTTTTTAAAGATCCATATTTTTTTCTTTCATAAACACCAGATGGCATTACACTTTTTCCTCTTTATTTTTATGCAAACTATATCCTATATTCTGTTCCCACAATTTTAAACGATTTTCTAATGCCTCTTCGTCTCTATGTTCTGCAAGATATCTAAAACATTTATCACACATTCCCCTATTATTAAAAAGCATTGATCCAACAGGATCTAGAAATGTGCATTCATCTTGGCTTACATTTCTTATGACTGGGCAGATGTAACAAAACCACGGATGACCAGTCATTCTTAATTCTTTTACATACTTTATTAAATATTCTTGAGTTATTTCCACTACTAAATTCCTTAATTATAAATATATGTGTTGAAAAGTTAAAGTTAAAATGTTCTATAATATCCAAATCTTAATCGTTCGAAAATTCCAAACTTAGATAAATTAACATTGTTATCAATTAATCTATATCCAACTGTAATATTATTTTTATCTGCAATTCTAATTAATCCACCTAAATCTAATGCATTGAATAATGATACTTGGCCACCAAATCCAATATCAAAATAATCAGTTACTTTTGTGTTATTTTCGTTAACTGCTGAAGT